AATAATAGATGGAGTCGTTGGTCAAGATGGAGTCGTTGGTCAAGATGGAGTCGTTGGTCAAGATGGAGTCGTTGGTCAAGATGGAGTCGTTGGTCAAGATGGAGTCGTTGGTCAAGATGGCGAAGAAGCAACCGAAGAACACCTTAAACAGTTAAAAAGCGAAATAGACGAGCTATACCTTAATGAAACGTTAAAAATAGACGTTGTAAGTCAAAACAAGGAATTATTAACTACAATTGAAACACTAAAGTTAAAAAACACAGAGTTAACTGCAAAACAGTCAAAATTAGAAGAAGAAAAAGACAAATTGGAAAGTGAAATTAAAGAATTATTAGATATTGTAAAAGTTTATTATTATTATGATCCTAAAATAAAAAACTATACGTTAAAACCAGGAAAATCTGAAAAAGACGAAGAAACAAAAAAAGGTATGAAAGCTTATAGCGAAGGAGTATCAAAAAGTAAAGAATTTTCCGCAAAAAATAAGGAAGTTTCTTCCAATAAAAGGCTTCTAGAAGAAAATGAAACTGAACTAAAAGAAAAAGAGACCGAATATAAAAGAATAGAAGATGCGCATGCATCTGCGATTTCAACAATAACCGATGAAATAACACGAAAAACAAAACAATTAGTTGCAGAAACAGAAGAATACGAAAAGACTTTTTTATTGGCAAATTTTGGGAGACTGTTAAAAAAACTTAAGAGAAATATGCACATGGACAAAGGATTAGAAGATGCAGTGTATAATTATTTTGATATTCCGGAAGGATTTAAGCTTGATTATGGTTTAATTGAAAGCGCTCGCGAACAAGAATTAAATAAAATAGATAGTGTGTGCAACCCATCCGAAAATACTACTTCCGAAAAAAAGGATGCAGACATTAAAGGGCTATATAAATCTGCAATGAAATTTCCAGATGTACTTTTAATTAACTATCCTTTAACTAGCATGTCTGGTCCGTTTAATTATACACCAACTTATAAACATGATTCTATTCTAGACGTGTTGAAAATGGAACTACAAAATATTCAAAACAATAAATCCTTTTTATCTGGGCGGTTGACAAATTTTGAAAATGGGCAGAAAATAGAATGTGATAATTATGATAAATCTTTAATGAAAAGATATGTTGAATTAAAATATAAAATTTTTGAAAGAGATGTACTTGTGAGAGCAAATAATTTCTATTCTATAAACAATAGAAATGTAAATAAATATGAAGGAGAAATTAAGAGTAGGCTAGACGGGTTTGCGGAAGAACTAACAATACTACTTAAAGAAGCCAAACAAAGGGAACAAAATAGAAAACCTGTTGTTATCTCCAATATTTTGGCAGAACAATCCGCAAAAACTATTGAACTTGGGAAACCTGAACAAACCATTGACCAAAGCAATAGAAGTCCCACCCTACCTCCGTCGCAAATGCCCACTGTAGCGGACAATCCACTTGGAGACAAATCGGTCGGAAATAAATTAGTTGCAGATGAATCAGTAACAAAAAACCAACAAGTCAAAGACCAAGAAAATCAAGCCCTAGGAAACGCCGTTGGAAATATAGAACGAGAAGAACAAAAACTAAAGAGTGAACAAGCACAAGGGGAAGAACAAGAAACCGGAGTTGCAGAAGAAAATAAAGAGGAACAGGGATATCTTCTTGGATTATTGTTTGGAGGGGATGATGGATATGTTAGTGGCATGGTTAATATGTTAAGAAATTTGGGAGAGGAAACAAAATTAAAAACAAATGGCAAACAATATGGCGAGATGTCAGAATTAGAAAAACTAGATGAAAAAAAATCTCCATTTGAAGATATTCTTAAATGGTGCAAAGATCATTCAATGCAATGGTATATGAAAGGTCACGAAATTGTTGTAAATAGAGAAGGTGAAAACGAGGGTCTTACGTCACAAGATTTTGAAAAATGCCGAAAAGATAGTTATTTTAAAGTTCTTACTGATTTGTCGTCTACTATGTTAAATGTTTATTTAGATTTTATTGGTAGCATATTAACTGCGAGTTGGAACACAATTATAGCCGTTTTGATAACGATTAATGGAATTTTAATAGCTCTCTGTGCGTTAGCCACCTCTACTGGTGTCGGCATTCCCGCATGCGTTGCGGTTACACCATTGATAACATTCTTGTCAAATACAATATTAATTATGAAGCATCCGTCGGCACAAACTATTATAACTTCAATATCTGCCTGCACCCCGCTTTGGTTTATGCATTTTATAGCAATTTCAATGGATGTTGTGCCAGATAAACCTTATTTAGGTGTAAATCTTGTGCGTTTAATTGTCTTGCATATTAGTGATTCTATTAAAAAATATTATGATTCTAGCATGCTTATGAAAGCTAGAAAAATAGCCTGTGACCAAGTTTATGCCAGCTTAACTGGAAGACCTAACATAGATGCATTGGTGGACAATTTACAAAATAAGATAGAATATAGTTTGTGTCCACCAGACCCTATAACAGGTATTAAACCGAATTATTGTGCGTCTCCAAGAGGGGGGAATTTTTATATGTACATAAATATTGGACTAGCTGATTTCCAAAAACGCAATGTAAATGACCAAGACTATATTGCAGAAGTTTTTGCAGAGCTATTTTCTGGGTTTGATGAGAAACAGCAAAAAAAACTAGAAGATTTAAAAAAAGTAGATTTTAAAAATAAAGACTGCAAAGTTTATGATAAATACAACATTGTAGATGCTGTTATGGTGGTTATAACAAACCCACTTGATTCTCAGGTGTTTATTAATATGTTTTTTTGCAAATTATATAAAATTCCCCCTCCAACGGCCGCGCAATTGGGTTCAATATTTTGGTGGCAAAGTTTTATACGCAATGTAATATTTACTAGCTTGTTCTCAAATAGGCTATTGAAAGAAATAATGGCACCAATCTTTAAATTCATATTGCAGCGAGAGAAGTTAACAAATTATTTGCTTACTCAAATATTTGGCAATCCTTCATATAATCCATCACTGAATAATAGTCAAAATGAATCAGAAATAAATATAAATGTTGGACGCGATTTAATAGACTCGTCAATAAAAAATTTACTGAATGACTCAAAAGATGCAGACGGAAAGATAGATGACGCAAAATTAGAAGCCGCTATAAACGAACAAGTTGCAAACGTAATTTATGATTTTGTTTCTGCCTTTTTTAGAAATTTTTTAAAATTTTTACAGGACAATCAAACCACGCAAATGCCACAATTTGTGTTTAATGCAGCAGAAGAATTCAGAACAAACTGCATAAACAATTCATGCGATACGAACGGCAACAAAAACACAAAGAATAAAAAGGAATATATAAGATTGGGAATTTGTGAGATGTTGGGTATGAGAAATTTTCCAAACATTTATAAAGAAGCTGATAAAAATGGAATGAGAAGCATATTTGGTGATGTAGATTTTTGTGATCCTAATGCATTTTACAACGATGTTACTGGATATAATAATAACGAAAAATTTAAAGAATACTTAAAAGCGTTGTCAATAAAACTTAAAAATATAAACTATGCAGAATTTAAAATAACCGGTCTTGAAAATAGTCCGTTTTTAAATGTGGAAACAAAAAAAGATCTTCAAATAGACCACACAAAACGGTATTTTGATGAATTACAAAAAATGATAAATGTTTATATAAAATCCACTCCACCCACTCTAGATGAGGGGAAGATGAAGATTTTTTTACAAGAAAAAATAAATGGGGAAAATAGCGATGAAGACGTATACGTAAAATATCGTTATGAATACGGTAAAAAAGAATTGTTAGATGAATATGCTTATCAACAAAAAACGGACAATCCAAATATTGGTAGCTTAGTAAATAAGTTATTAATTGAGCAGTGCGACAAGGGTTATCATATTGTAGAAATGCCCGAATTTGACAAAGATGGAAAAATTTTAATTTTTCAAACTGATAAAAATGGAACACTAACAAAAGATAGCGTTGGAAACTATATAAAAGTACCAAAAAATAACACGGATGAAATCGTTAATGAAACTATAAGTACAAAATATGTTTGCGTTGAAGAAATGTCTGAAAAATATAAAAACGCCCAGAGTTTTTTTACAGACTTGTTAGAAATTCAAGTCGAGAGACAAAACTATGCCAATCAAATAGAAATAATAAAAAAATTAATATTTAAGTCGTTTCAAACTGAAATAAATTCATTATTAAACAACTCCAACTTGGTAGGACTAAGCAAGAATGAGATAGACGATATAAGAAAACGTCAAGAAGCTATGCTCAATGAGATAAAAAGAATAGACGAAAAATTGGACGATGTTAGCAAATTAACAGATAGCGCTCAATTTGCTGACGACATAATAAATGATTTAATCCGAATCAATGATGAATTAAACCTAGAAAATGCTAACCAAGACCTTACCAGAAACATAATGAGTTTAAATAAAGATGCATTAACTGTCCAAATAAATAGAATTAAGATGGAAAAAGTTAGAGAAGAACAAGCAAAAGAACTTGAAAAAGATAATCCATTTGCTGCTATAAATGCATTTCTTCTATTAGTAGACTTTGATTTAAAATTAAAACCAGAAGACAAAACTAAATTAGATAATATAACAGAGCTTTATAATAGGATAATTGAAACCCCTCTAGGAACTAATATAACTTCCGAAATTGATGACATTAAGTTAAACCTTGGGGAGATATTAAATAATTTATCAAATTATGAAAACGTTGAACGCGACAATATACAAGAAATTGCAAGCTTAATAGAAAAAATAAATTCTGAAAATATATTTCCAAAAAATGAAGAGAATGAAGCGTTGTGGAATTATTATACACCTGAAAACGTGGAGCAATTTTCTAAATATGAGGCTAAAAAACTTTATATAAACAATCTATTAAAAAATATTGACATGTTCAAAGATATGAAAGATATGAAAGAAAGTCCGTATAAAGACGGTAAATATTATTACGACTATTTAATCTTTGTTTACTTCAACTTTATATACAATAATGCAATTGATTATGATGATAGTAAAATGAAACTAATGATTTTGTTATTTAAAATGAAAAGTATTCCAGATTATAAATTCACTGACCAGGACATTAAAGCCATTATTCCAATGGGCAAAAAAAATCCTAGTTATGAATTAATAAAAAAGAATTTACTAGAATTATTTAATGATAAAAAATTTAGCACAAAACTTTTGAACGCGTTAAATGTAGAGCAAAGAGGACCAGATGTAAAGCCTGCAATGTTAACTCCAGGGATTACTCCAAAGATAATTGTAACAGACTCAAGTGGAAAAAAGAGCGAAAAAGAAGTTAACACTCCTCTGGATTTTTTTATTGAGCCATTTTCTGATAGAATAAACAACGCAAAAGATGTTCCCGAAAAAACTACGGAAGTAAAAAATGCAAAACAACTTCAACGTTTGTTAATAAAAGGTGAAATGATTTCTGGTGGACTTAAAGTATCCGGCGTTGAAGGGCTTGCAATAGTTCCTACAAAGGGAAGCAACAAATTTGCATTAATGTCAGTTGGAAATGGGGGGTCGGATGTTGCTGTTGGGGTGGCGGCTGGGCAGCGCAACTATAAAAAATATAAAGCAATAAAATCTGGAACCATTGACGACTCGGTGTTAACAATGAATGACAATGTTGATGTTTATGAAAATTATTTATTGAATCCAGATGGAACAGCTGATTATAATCCACCAGAGGTGTTAAACTCTTGGAATGATATATTTTATATGCAGTTTGATGGAGGACCGGAAACAAAACTTGCAATAATGGAAAGAGATAAACAAATATTAAGTAGTGGATTTCCTCCAATAATAACCGATTTACAGTGTAGGTTGAAGGATAGTTTGGAAGAGTCTGATCAAAGATTTTTAACAGACAATTATAAAGTTTTTAAAAGTGGAGGTAAGTGTTTGTGGATATTAAAAGCTGACTTGCAGCAATTTTTGAATATATTTGAAGATTTCAGTGAGCAGGAATATGCAGAAAATGTAATGGCTCTCTATAATTTAAAAGCTCAGACAATAAAACAACTGCACGATGATGTAAATAAAAATATTCAATTTGACGGGACTACATTTAAAGATGTGCATGCAGATTCTATTGAAAGATACATAAATTCTTTGGGAGTTCAATTTAACTATCTAGATACGTTAAAGATAAGAGGAATTAAAGACGATAGTGGAAAGTTGTTAAGTGCTGAAGATATTAAAACAATGTATAAAGAAGATGGTGTTGATTTTGTAAAACCAAACGGAGAAGTTACCAAAGTTTATATTACAGATGATGCCGTTTTGAATAACTTTATTGTATCCTTAATTCCAACGTCCGTATTATTTAAAAGACACGGCTCCAAAGGAGGCGGGTTGACGCTAACGGCAGAGTTTGACTTAAGAAGTGGTGATGTTAAAGTTAACAATTTAAATGACGATGACGACAAGTTTATATTACACAGCTAAAAGCAGTAATAATCAATAACAACAATATACAATTCCTTTATTATTTTTGATACTATTTTAAAAATAATGTTCTCGCAAAGCTCACTTGGTATATGTTGTGTTAAATAGAAAGCAACGATTACTGTATAAAACATGGAGATTTCAACACAATACTTTAAAACGCGATTGTGAAACGTTTGATACAAAGACCATTGGTTTACGTAGCTACACATTTGCGTGCTGTTTTGTTTAATATAAAACAAATGAATGTCTAATAGTCCTGCAAGTATGCGATGAAAATTGTTTTTTTCATTTTTAACCGACAACATATAGTGAATTTTGTCAGAACCAAACAAGTCCAAATAAAGTATTTTTTTATTAGTTTCCGGCGGAAAAATAAATGGATTAACCCCGTCATAATAACGATTTTTATATACTACATTTCCATCAGCAACGTAGGGGACAAAACATGACTTGTAAACAGCGTGAAGCAAATCGTCCACGTTGTTATATTTGCTTTTAATAATTTTCTTTCCTTTTTTAATATCGTAATACGTAATATATAATGCATTATTTAATTTTAAAGTTTTTTTTGTTTTTGAATGCGTGGCTTCAATGCGCTGTTTGATTTTACTTAAACAAGATTTTAATCCACCAAAGTGGCGAGTTTCTTTAAATTGTTTCAGTATTATATTATAAAACTCGGGAATCAAATCCAATGCATCTATCTTATATAGGACAGCACAAACTGATCCAATACTACAGCTAGAAATCTTGTGTATCACGACGTATTTTTGTTTTTCCATCTCTCTTAAGAAATAGAGCGCGCCGGTTAAATAACTGCCGTTAAACATTCCTCCGTCTAGAATGAGATTGATGTTTTCTGGTTCTGATTTTTTGGGCAGATTTGCCATTAAATTTTGAACATAGTTTTCAATGATGCGCATTTTAATTGTTGTGATTCTTATAAAAGTTCTATAACAATTATTATAATTTATAACGAGTTTATAACGAGTTTATAACATGTTTATCAGAATTTCTCATTCTTCGTTAATCTTTCAATAAATGCGCCTGGATTATCCTTATTCATAACGTAACAATTAATAATTTCAGCGGGAGAATAAAAATAATCTGCAATCTTCTTTAAATGTTTCTCATTAATGCGTTCCGAATAATACCTTTCATACATTTGCCTTATTATTTCGCGCGATGCATTGTCTAATTTAAGTGTTATATCAATGCGACCCGGACGTGTTAATGCTGGGTCCAACTTGTCATAATGATTGCTACTAATTCCCAGTATTCTTCCCGGCGTTTCTTTAAGACCGTCCCACAGATTCAGAATATCGTCCAATGTAATTGGATCATCCTCAAGCGGTTTTGTAACCGTGCTTAAAAGTTTATTTTGTTCTTCATTTGCTTCAACAAAGGTTTGAATTACATCGGCAACGTTTACTGAAGATGTCGGCGACAATGATGTTAAATTCAATTTTTTGCCAATATTTGTTCCACCTTTCTCCTTCACGTCTTCTCTCTTCCAGACAATGTCACCAAGACAATCTATGTCCTCAATAATGATAATCTTTTTATCAAATCCCACACTATGAACCTTGTTATTAGAGTTATATCTATCCTCAAAAAAGAAATCGTCTAATTGCCGCTTGGTTTTAATCAGCTTCAATGAGAGAATAACTATGTGACGTCCAGTCATGTTTGCAAGACATTTGAAAAAAGAGGTTTTTCCGGTTCCTGGAGGTCCATGTAAACCGATGCCAAGCGAATACGGTATTCCCATTTCATAATACCAATCTTTGTTTGCAAGAAAGAATTGGATTTTACTTAAAACTTGTTCTTGATTTTCAAAGAACATATTTTTAAACGTGCGGGTACTATCAAAAGGATATTCACTCCAGCATTCATACTTGTAGTCCTCATATTTAGTTTTAATTAGAGTATAAATAAATTTTTGGCTATTACGACTTTCTTCAATGGCTTTTATATATTTATCTTTCAATTTGTTAACATAACTCTTAATGTTACTAGTATTTGTTTCATATGAATAAAGAGTTAATGTGATTTTATCCGTTTTAGTTGTTTGCTTTTCTTTTTCACCGCCACCAGAATCTTCAGTATAAAAATCTGCAATAGCATATATTTTGAGGTCGGCTTTATATAAAAACGGCTTTTTTTGCGAAACTATATACATGTCATCGTCAGCATCATCATTCTTGTCGCGAAATTTATCCATTGTTGTATACAGTTCTTTTAATTCGTGAATCGTTTCATTATCGTCCATAGTACCTAAAATGTCGGCCCACAATGCCTTAAATGCATCTGTAAAACACGAGGAAACTACTGGATAAAGATTATAAGTTCCAACACTAGAACACCGTTTGCCTTCATATGTGATTGAATATTTTTTATAGAACAAGCTTTTAATTGTGTCACAAATATCTATATTCCATGGCTTATTAAACGAATTATTTTCGTATAAGACTTTTACAAGGTAACTTATAGCCACAAACCCCATCGTTGAAAAAATAGCGTCAAAAAGCTGATTCCCTGTTTTCATCCGTTGAAAGAGAGAAATTTTTATAGAATCATTAAATGTGGTTTGCAATATATCGGATAAATCAAACCCTGGCAGCATTAATGTTAGAAATATATTAAATCGCAAAATACGTTTAATATATTTTAAATAGTTTATTTTAATTATGATGTGTAAAATACTCTCTTCAACTTGTATTCTCTCATGCATTTGCTCAAAAAGCATTGACATTTTGCGCAGGGTTTGGAATTCACATACACGCCATCATTTTGACCCCTTCCAAATTTCATAATATACATGTCTGCATCTCTCATTTTATTATAGTTTCCAAGCGATCTCACTACGTTTTCTTCTGCGTGCAAATTTCTATCTGTGTGCAAATAAGTGTTATAATAGCTTCGGCTTGTTTCTTGCCGATAACCGATTCTGTTTACCGCACTGGCTATAATTTTTCCTCTTAAAACAATTACGGCAACGTGCGCAATAACATTGGCTAACCTGAAACGCTCAAATCGTTTATCATATTTAATTTCATCCAAGACTTTGGTTATGTCGGAATTGGGCATATTATAAATGCGCGGTTATTATTATCAGTCACGTTAGTTTTATATGTTTTTTATTTATTATAATAAATCTTATTATTCAAAAAAAAATATTTTTTTAGTTAATAAATGCAATGCAGCTATAACATTGAAATGCTTGTAAATAGCTTTAAAATATTTATTTCATTTTTTCTAATTTCGTTGCTATCCGTTTCTTTTTTATACATTTGCGAATAATGTTTGATTCCAGTAGTAATAACTTCAACATATGCCTTGTAAATTTCCATTTTATTTCCATCCAATAACCATCGCTTACCTTTCAATATCAAACCGCAGCTAATGAAAAGTCTAGCATTAATTCCAAGTCGTTTATAAACATCTCCACCCTTACTCAAATATTTATCCAAAATTGGCATTAAATAATTTGCCAAAGCATCCAATTTAGTAAGTACGTTCTGATAAATTGGCTTACCAATTAATAACCCCGCTAGCCGCTCTTTTGCAAACTCTTGAGTATATTTTAAACGCAACATTTTAAGCCTGGTGTTTACGTCTAAATATTCTAAAATGATTTGTTGAACTTCATCCGGTATGCGCTCTAATAC